TCAGGCCATAACGGTTCAGGTTCTCCCTTTTCATTTGCAATAATCGCAGGAAACCTAATTACACGTAAAATATCTTCATCTATTTGTTCCATTACCCGCTGGTAAAAATCGTCTTCACCCACACGAGTACCGTTAATACTTGTTCTACCTGATTCACCCGGACGGGTAAGCCAGTCTTGCCTGAAGATCTCAAACATTTGTTCTGTCAAATTTAACGACACACGCGATTGGATATCGTCAATGTGTAGATGGTCGGTACGTGTACCAGCGATCTTTGATCGCCAGCCTAAAGAAACCATCGAATAATCACGCTCATCGTGTGTTTGTTTTTTAAATATATTAAAATAATCGGCACCCCACGCTTGAGCAGTTTTACGACCAGATGCATTTTGTGGAACAAAAGGACCATATTTCGCTACATATTTAGGGAAAGGGCCATGTGGTTCCATACGACTACGGATACGACCAAGAATTTTTCTAGCCATATCCTGTCCTTCTGAACCTACTGTGATACGAAACTCAGGGTTTGTTGCAAGTTTGTAACAAAAGTAATCCTCAGCGAGAGTTGTTTTGCCGTGTTCAGGTGGCCATAAGATAAGTGTAATATTTCCGGGTGGTGTATTTTCGTATGCTTCTATAGCTTTTAAATGAAACCAAGGAGACATGTGACCAAAGTATTCTTCACGAAAACTTTGAAAGTTCCCATCGTGTGAAACTTTTTCACTTGTATGCGCCGATTGTCTAGCCGAGTCTGCACGTTCAGCAAAATCTGGGATACGTTGTCGCCATTTATCGTATGCAGAACGGGTAACACCTGCAATAGAACATGCTTTGCTTATAGTCCCGTGTTCAGCTAATGCTTCTAAAAAAATCTCCCGATTCTTCTGACCGCGTTCTTTACTAACATTTTGAACTACATTATGAGGATTAATTTTTTCCATACGTATTAATCAAATACTGAAGCCCCAACTTCTAATTCAACCACTTCAGAAGCTATAACTCCTTCTGTGCCTTGGAAACGAATTGAATGAATACCAACTTCTTCAAGAGTCAAATCGACATAATAAATACCTGTCGCACTTCTAGTAGCTGTTGGTGTTGCATCTGTACCACCTGACGGTTTACGCCAAGTAACAGTTACATCATCAGCATTATCTGTAGGATCAGTATTTGTTCCATCGCTTGTAAAAGTAGCCGTTACCCGTACTTGATCTCCTTTATCATATATTGCCATTAAAACTCCTAAGTAGTGCTTACTTCTAAAGTAACATCGTGATAATTCGTTATTACAATCGTAACATCATGGTAAGTCGAAGTCGAAATAGATACTGCTGGCTTTTTATACTTCACAAGAATAGTCGGGCTTATAGTACCTGCTGAAGATAGTCCACTAGCTATTGGGCGTTCTTTAACAATAGCTGATGCCCATGTAGCCGCCGCAGAAATACCTGCCGCTATAGGCGCTTCTCTATCAATAGCCGCCGCGATAGAAGCCGCGCTGGAAGCAGAAACAGAAACAAATGCTCTTTCGATTATCGCAACGACAGTAGAACCAGTAGCAGAAACGCTACTTCCTACCGAAGCTTCCATTACGATACCAGCGGACAGTGATGCCGCCGCGCTAGGAGTAACAGCAACAGAAGCTATCTCAATTAGAGCAGTAGCAGTAGAAGCAGTCGATGTGATAGAAGAAGCTATCGGAGCTTCCATAACTATCGCACCTGCAACAGACGCGCTACTCGATGGGGTAGCCGCAACTGAAGCTTCCATCACTATCGCCGCTGAAATCGAAGCCGCGGAAGACACACTTGAAGCTACAGCCGCTTCCATTACGATAGCTGGAGCTATAGAAGCAGAAGCCGAAGGTGTAGCCCCGATACTGAAATTAGCTTGAAGGGTACACGCTAAACTTGCCGCGCTTGAAGGTGTCGCCGCTACGAACGCTTCTTCTATAATAGCTGTAGCAGTAGACGCAGTAGATGATATACTCGAAGCTATGGATGCAACTTCAACAACAGAACAAGAGACAGAAGCCGCTGAAGAAAGCGCAGAAGCTACTGGCGCTGTGTGGGAGATAGAAGCAGATATTGTCGTTGAACACGACAAAGAAGACTGAACTGACGCTTCTTCAACAATAGCGCAACTTATTGAAGCCGAACTTGATATAGACGCGGCTATTTCATGGCGAGTTAATACGCCCTGATATGTAACATCGGATGCCCGATAGTCAACTCCGCTTTGTCTATAATCGTATGCCATTAGCTAGGAGGCGTAGGCCAAGGGTCGAGTTCCGATACACGTGTTTTATCTGTGAAACGATCTCTTAAAGCTTGACGGTACGTAGCCCATTCAGCTTTCTTCTCGTCAGATAACGGATTGTCTTCAGCGTATTGAGTCCAATCAGACTCAGCTAACAAAGCATCACGCATTGATCGTTCCATACCAAAATCCAAGTCGAATGCTTCAGCCATTTCAGCGTTCATTGCTTTTTCTTCGTCGTTTAATTCTCTTACGGTTATTTCACCGCCATCATTTATAACAATAGTGTTTGGCATTATTCTCCTTTACCAATAATACTGGTCGAATCGTGTGCCATTAGCGAAATTAGTAGCACCCTGTCCACTGACAACAAGATATAAATGTGATTGTTGCGCTGTTCCTTGAACGCTTCCTGCACACTTTTGAATCCAAGCATAAGGAGGGTACCCATCTAAATCACCGTAGTTGTAACTATAGCCAGACGGTATGGTGTTCGTGTCGTTAGCTGAAGCAAATTCATCAACTATCCAAGACATATCACCGTTGGTCATATTATGGTATCTGATTCTTGTCACACCCCATTGATGGTCGTCTGTCGTGACATGCGAATTTAATACAGCTACATAAGGCCAGTAGGTTGTCACATTATTATAAGAACTAGGAACGCCACCTGCAGAATACAGGCTCTGCTGATTGTATGCATTTCCTGTTATCCAACCATCAGTCGAGTTATAAACCCTTCCATACACATATGCATAGTCATAAGCAATATCACCTGTGTCAGAAGAAGGGATAGCTCCTGTCATATATATTTCTCCTATAGTCCCGATAGAGAGAGTTACGCTAGTTGTCGTATCATTACCTATAACAGTTGAAGAAAAAAACTTTTGGCCGGTGGTATCTGGAGTAGGCATTATTCAACAAACCCAAATAAAGAAATTTTACTTCCTTGAACGAAATCAATACTGTTTGACACAGCCCTAAAAGTAAAATGATCTACCACATTAGCCACCCTATAATTAGCCCAACCCCACACCCAATAAGGATAAGTGGCAGTAGAACCACCTTCAACCTGTGTGGCATTTTCGTAAGGATTTTGACAAGTATAAGTCACTGTTGTCGCTTTATCACTATCAGAATAATTCCAAATAGTTCCTTGAATAACACCTATAAAACCTGTTTTCCAAGCACTTGTCCCAGATGATTGAGTGTTCGGCAAATACCCCATCGTCGCAAATGTTTGCCTGTTGTCACCAAACCTAGCGGCAGTTGTGTTATACCCCCAGCAAATACCACGGTTGTAACTAGCCGAAGTATCAAGAGAACCGTCACCCAGCCAAAACCCACATGTTCTTGGAGCGTTCGTGTCATAATCAAACGCTCCAGTAATAATAAAAGTTAGATGCCTGTAATCAGCAGGGATGTTTGTAAACGCCATGCTTTCTGTAGTCCCATTAGTCGTCTGAATCGTACCTACATGAATTAAACCGCTGTCACCGGAACTTGGCATTATCTGTCATCCTTCAAACCGTAAGCATAACAATAAGAACCGGCTTTAAAATTACTACTTGATGTTAAATAAATATTGTTTAATTCAGTAGTGAACTCACAAACCCCAGACATATTATACATATTTTGTCCACCAGCCATATTGTTACCATCATAGTCAAGAGCGCACATACTTAAAGTCCAAAGTTTAAACGAACTGCTTGAAGCTCCGTCACCGTCTTGAATGTTCCAAAAAGTTAAATCACCATGAGCCGTGCTTCGAGCAGAAAACCCTGACCTACTGTGGCTAGGATATACACTAACATTGTAAGGCCAAGAAGTACCTTTACCTGCTACACCCCAATATTCGGAAGTTCCACTATGTCTTTCAAACATAGCGTGATACTTACCTGAATAGCCGTGACTACCGCTTTGTTCAAGCCCTCCTGATGCACCAGTCCCAACTTTAAGTTTAATTGTTGGAGGGGTGCTTGACGTACTCACAGTGTTCATACCGAACAAAAACTTTATAGCGAAGTAACCATCCCAATCCTCAGCACTAGAATCATTAATCTGCATAGTGTTACTTGAACTGTCAGCAGTCAAAGGAGATAAAGGTGTTTGCATATAATGCCACCCAGTTATAGCTTCCTCTTCAGCGCCTGAACCTACAACACCGCTCTGATACTGAAACTGTGCCATTACGCGCTCAGATTTCCAAAGACCATCCACTCATCGCTAGCAATTTTAACAAGCGTAGCGGCAGAATACTGTGAAGCAATTTTCAGCTTGCTACTATCCGAGCGTAATGTCACACCCGCACCAGCAACAATAGTAACCTGCCCTGCACCATACTGAGCTACCAAAATTTGTGAACCAATAGTAAAAGCAACCGAACTGTTAGGAGGAACAGTTACATTCATCGCAGAACCACTATTGCAATTAACTATCTTCGCCGCATCATGGATCACCAACGTGTAAGAACTCGTAGGCGTATGAATATCTAACGTAGCCGCGAACGTAGGAGAGTAATCCCACTCCGTAGTACCAGTACCAGTACCCACAAGCACAGCACGATTAATAGGGTTACTGTCAGTAGAACCCAACTTTGTTTCCAAAGCAATAATCGCACCCGAATGATT